AGGTTTTAACACCATTGATTATAACCGAATCAATCTTATTTATCGTTATTGTATCCGTTATGGTTTCACATCTCATGCCTTTTGATACCGCTTTATTGTAGTGAAATTTAGCCGAACATCCGGATAGTAGAAACATTGCGTAAAGTGACACTAATAACGTGAAACACCACATTAGAAATTGCTTGTAATTAAATCTCATCCTCTTTTTTTTAGTAAATATAAACTATTTTTCTACTTCCGCCTTAACTTGTTTGATTTTTTTTATGTTACTCATCAACTTATCGATAAACGAATAGCCTTTAACGAGCTTGAACGACTCATCCATGCTGCGAAATTCAATAACAATTAACACCATTGCTAGTAGTTTAGTTGAAACGAACTGAATATTAACGAATAGCTTGGTAAATTCATTTACGATGTGAAAATCAGCAGTAAATGCAATCAAAACAAGCGCAATGTAAGATGTTGCTTTTGGCACTAAACCCTTTCTGCATAATTTGCTACTTACTTTTTGCTTTAGTTTTAAACTTTTCCATATACCAAAACAAGTGTCTATAATAGTGGACAGTCCTACTAAAAAGACCATCCAATATATAGGTGTGAAAAATAGGCAAAGTGGGATTAATAAATAGCTGTAAAGGTAGGTTAGGGATGTTTTCATGGTAGTATTTTAATCTCGATTGGTTCAAATTTTATTAATGGTAATTCTTTTACCCATTCAATATCGCATTGCTCAATTTCTTCAATTGATATTATCCAATTTCCGTTATTGTCTTCAATAGGATTGAAATAACTATCGGTTGCAAATTCAACTCCATTTAATTGTTTTGCTTGTTCGGGTGTTAATTTTGCTACTATCATATATTACGCGATAAACTTGTTTGAAATGCTTGTACTGCAGTGTATAGATTTGCCACTTCTGCATCGGATAAACCATCTCCGATTGAAGCAAATGCACATTCTTTATTTGACCATAAATTATCGTAATTTCTCTTACCAATATGATAAGTTATATTTGGTTTTGTTGTCCCTGCTAAACCTGCTCCGCCATTTAAAATTGTCCCTGAATTTTTAATTAATTTAAAAGCATTTGAAGCAGTTCTTGTATTTACGTACATTCCCCTTGAATCGGAATTTGTGTGCGTAATAAAACTTGCCATGTTCCAGTTATAAGAAAGTGCAGAATATCTTAACTCTAAATCCACCAAAACAGCTCCAGCTCCACCCCCCATCTCAACAGATGAAGTCATTGAATTTGTTCGTGAATAAAATGAAATATGATTAGAATTTATATCAGTCAAATTAATAGATGGATTGTAAAACGTATTTGCAAATGCGTTTGTTCCGTTTGGTAAAGCCCCCGTAGAAGAATGTGTCCAGCCACCACTAAATACTAATCTAAACGCTGCGTTCGTATCTAAAGGATTCTTAAGATTAAATTTATGTTGCGCTGCCGTTCCGCCAACAAAAGGATATAACGATGACATTTTAGTCCAAATAGAATAACCTTTTAAATCCAAAACAAGTTGATTGATAGCATTTTGTTGAATGGGATTTGTTATTGCGGCATTGGTTATAAATAATTGTGCGTCGGGGTCAAAAGACGAATAACTCCAAACCAAAGTACTTCCTATTCTAACTTCATTTACTTGATTGCTGCCTATTTTACAACTGGTAATATCTGTTGTTCCAATTTTCATTATACAATAAAATATAGTGTACTTGCGTTAGGTGTTCCGATAGCCGCGTATTCCGCAGCCGTAACTGTTTGAATGGCATTTGTGTCGTAAGTTGTGCCATCGTTAGCTAATATAGCCTTTTTAGGCTTCCAAACACCATCCGCAAATAAGGATAACACATCGTTTGTTGCAGCACCCGTTGTATTCACATCGTGCAATTCTCCAAGTTCAAAGCCATTAATTACTTCATATAGAATCTTTCCATCCGTTGAAGAAACATCCAACACCTTGCCAACCGAAACCATGTGATTTGGTGCAATTGGTTTTACATTTGTTATATATCCTGCTGTAGTTGGCGACAAATAGATATTGTCTCCGATTACTAATGTATCACTTGTAAATGGATTCGTTGCAGTTGTGCGTGTATCTAAACCAACAAGTAAACCATTTGTAAGCACATTCCCGTTTGCATTGTTTGCAATATTAGCCTCAACAACTCCGAGCGTTTTTGTACTTGTCGCCTCTGCATTTGCTTGTGCTTTTGAAATTAATGCCTTACCGCCACTTGTTCCGGATATATAGACAATTGTACCTTTATAAATAGTTGCGCCCGTTTGATTTCTAACCGCTACGGCAGTAGGTGAAACAGCTCCAAGTATTTCGTCACCCGTAATGGATTTAGTCTCGTAAACACCACCGCCCATATCTTGGGAAATTACAAATAGATCCGTTGCTGAGATGTTCTCGCCTTTAGGGTTTAAGTCACTTATTTTTATTTCCGCCATTTTCTATTTTTTTAAGGTAAACTTTCAATTTTTGAATGTCTTTAATCTTCGGTTTTGTTAGTTTCATATATACCAACCGGTGTAATTATTCATCGAATCGGGTGAAATCTCGTTATTTGAATTTGTATAGTATTCAGGAAATAGCGCATTGTTAAAACTCATATAATCAATGAATCTTTCCGTATAATTCTGTGCTATACTTCTTTCCTTTTCAATAAGAAAATCTACCTCATTCTTTTCTACGTTAACGCTATTTTCACTACTATGCTTGTAAACTCCTTTATTAGCTATTGTGTACGCTGCGAATGGCATATATTCTACCATTGCCCAATGTATTAACATCGGCTTTAAATAGGTAGTTGTAAGCGACAAATAATTACCTGATAAAGTACCTGCAATAATATGTCCTTTAATCTTCTCAAGTAGCTTTGTTCCGCAGTAATTCTGCATGTGAATATCTTGCGCTATTTTCACAAACGAAATAAATTTGTCTACATCGACATTTCCATTTATCGCAGTATATCTTACGATGTCTTCTCGGGTTATTAGTAATGCTTCAGCCATATCTTATTTCATATCGTGTGGCGCTTTGTATATTCTTGCGTCATTTGTTGGTAAAATTTCACCTGCTTTTCTTGCTTCAGATGGTGTTACTTTTTTAGCTAATGGAGAAGTAATATCCGTACCTATTCTTCTGTATGTTTCACGAGTCCAAAAATGCTTACAAGTTCCGTTTGGATATTCGTCAGAAAGCAAACCGCCACCTTTCCATAACCAAATTGAATAAGGCTCATTTGGTGTTGGTCTCATTCCGAAACCAGGATTAACATTTATTTCGCCCATTTTAATAATATCTTCTTTACGATATAGCTTATTTGCAGCCATCATTTTTTGGCAAAACTCACGTTCTCCCGCACCACCGCCTGAATATCTGTAACGAGTTCTAAATAATTTAGTATCTTGTTCAGAATTTCTTTTTGGATATGCAACTCCGGTAGATGCTAAATGCAAAACTTTAGTTAATAAACTTGGGTTATTTGCCTTATTAATTAAATTATCGTTTTCCTCTTCCTCTTCATAATCGACCATTCTACTATCGATTAACTCCCATTCTTCCAAATCCAAATCACTTGAAAAACTTGTAGGGTCTATTTTACTCAATCCAAATGCGTTTGCGTCTTTCAAATTACCACCACCCTCTTCCGGTGCTAATCCAACCAATGCACGTATTTCGTTTGGAGTCATTGATTCAAGAACTTTATTCGCAACCAATGGAGAAAGTGAGTTAATACCTTCAATTACTTTGCTACCTTCGTTATTAGTTAAGTCACCTTCTGAATCTAATGGATTTAAATCGTCAAATTGTAGGTTTAAACTAATTCCGTTAAACGCTAATATGTCATCGAATGCCTCAAGTATTTCATTTTGCATTGGAGTAATTACCATATTTGTAAATAGGATAATCGAATTGCGTAATTCGTCAGCATTTGAGCCAAATCCGTTTGAACTTGCCACACCAAAAATAAGTGGAGAAGTTACATTATGTCCGAGCATAATTTTACGCATTGCTTCCTCGCTCAAGTAAGTAAAATGTTCCGGCGCATTATCCAATGGAATAGAATCAATTGTGGTTTTACTTTCTGCGTTACGATTAAACGCTACGATTACTGGATTTCCATTCGCACCGGTTAATTTGTTTATTACTTTAGAACTGATTTGTTCTTGTTGTTCTTCGGTTGGCACTCCATTATTGAAATTAACTACAATTCTACCACTAAACGCATTCTTAACATCGTTAATTAAGTAATCCGCAATTTCCTCTTCTAACATCGCATACGGCAAACTACCTTGATAATCAGGATAAGAATAATATTTCATTCCAACCGCATAAGGTTTAGAAAATAATATTTCCACCTCATCTTTTGATGTGCCAAATGCCGAATACCTTTGTGGCTTAAATTTCTTTACATCAGTCCAATCATCCGAATAGTAATAACCTACGATATTTCCATCTTCATTGCACTTTTCTGCACGAATTAAGTTAGTAGGAATGTGGTAAGCCTTAAGAATCTTTGAATGGTCTTTAGAATAATGTACTTGTATAGCAAATTGACCGAGCATTTTTCTATCCATACAGATTTTACGCACACAATCCTTATTGAATAGCGACATCATTTGTGCATATTCGTTTGGCTTTCTCGATGCATCTAACGCACTTAAACCTCGCCCGTATATAAGTCTTGATATATTGTTTATAATAGCGTTATTCGTTGTGCTATTCGTATACCTATCTATAAGGAATTGATAATAATTGTTATCCTCGCCATACTCAACCCAAGCATCTCGCTTAGATTCTTGAATAGTAGGTGTTGAATACGCTGCTAAATTTAAAATGTGTACGTTATTACTCATAAACTATGAATGTATTTGTAGTATTATTGCTTGTATATTCGTCTTTATTTACCGAGAATGTAGTAACATTTTGGTCAGTACAGAAAATCTTATCTCTAAAAACTACCTTTGAATTGTTTTTAAATTCAATTGTATAGAAATGATTCTCTTTAAGGTTGAAAATTGCATTCAATCGATAGGTATAATCTCCTATTTGATAGGTATAATTTATTAAATTCGTAGTAACATTCGTTTGCTCGTCTGTAATTTTAACACTCGTAAAAATTGTACCTCTTGGAATGAAGTATAAATTTTGTGACGATATAGAATTACTTGTTAGAATTATCATATATAACTATAATTAACTTTTCGTTGTTTTGTTTTTTAAATTAAAAAAGGCGACCTATAAAAGCCGCCTTAATTGAATGTATTTTTTGTTAAGGATTAAGAAGGAACAACAATTGCTGGCAAAGCACCATTTGCGAATACTGTACACAATTGCGTTTGAGTTGTGCAATTGATAAAGTTAGCAGGTAATTTCTCCATTGCAGTAAATGTCAAATTATAACCATTAAAATCACCCATTGCAGTTCCTGAAGAAATACTACCAGCCGTTAAATCTGCTCCTTGGTCAAGTCCTACCATAAAAAATTGGTGATTTCTTGTTTCAACGATAACTCTTGGTCTACCCGCAGCCAACAATTTTACTTGTTTTGTAGTTGCAGCATTTTGTGTTTTCAATTGAACTGTCAAAACTTGCTCATAAAAAGTAGTTCCGTTGTCTCTTGAAGTTTGGATAGTTTGCTCGAATCCATTAGCACCTTTTAATTCGTATTTGTACAAATTTAATGCAGTCGCTCCTACGGGATCCCAAGTTGCGATTTGGTCAGTAAATTCTGCTGCACCATAAACGGCAGTCTCAGAAGCTAAATCGCCATAATTAGCGAAATATATATTTAGAAGTCCGGAAATTGAATCTTTACACGATTCAAGTCTTCCCATTGAAACATCACACGGCATATATTTAAGTATTAAAAAAAGGGAAAGGATTTGCTCCAATCCCCTTTAAAGTTTATAATTTATTTAATTAGTTTGCAGAGTTAGGAATACCATAAGTAACGACGTCTTCGATTGCTCCAATTTGCACACCTGCAGTGTAACGCATTATTACTCGGACATTTTTATCACCCAAAGTTGCACTGGTGTCTATAACCTGTACTTCTGACATGTCACTCATTAATCCTGTACCGAAGTATAGGTTAGAAGATTGCGCACAAATTGCAGTATTAGCAGCAAGTCCATTAACAACGAACAAAGGAATACCATCAAAAGAAAGTTCTCCATTTGTATACCATT